GGGATCATGGCGGTGATCGGCGTGTAGGGCTGTCCGGAGATGACCAGCCCGGCGACGCTGGCCGATACCACCGTGCCCATGGCGAGGCCACCCACCACCATCGGGCGCACGCGTCCGACCACCCACCACATCAGCGCCAGGCTGAAGCGCCGCGCGATAAATTGCGCCTTCGGGTGAGATAAATCACTTTTGCATCAGTTTTACTGTGTGACACGAATCATCATCGTGTGGGACGGCTTATGCTTGGTTGTGGGATGGTAGCTCAGGCCGGCCACCCGGCCGAAAAATCGTAGTCCTGCACCAGCGCCATCTTTTCCGCATCCGTCCCGGCCCCGTCCACGATCGCATCGACCGCCGCATAGTGCGCCGCCTCGGCATCCCAGCACAGCGCCAACCGCTCGCCCAGCGCGTCGAACACGTCTGCAATCTGCGCTGCGGTCATCGGGACGTGCTTGCGGGCGGCCGTCTTGACCTGGAATACGCGCTGCGGCTTTCTACCGGAAAACACCAGCGCATCACCCAGCAGCGAAATGCTGCACTGATCGGTTTTGAGCGCGACTCCGTTGATCGTCGTGCCGCCGTACTGCACGGCATCACGCTTCTCGGTGATGCGCGTTTTGAGTTTGTCCTCCACGTCGGCCAGCGTCGGGCCGGGTGGCACAGGCAGCGGTTCAGCCACCCCGCCATCCCTGCGCCATTGCCGGTACTCCTGCCACTCGATCATGTCGGGGGTGATGTGCAGGTTGTCGGCGATGCGGATCACTCCGCGTGGGGCGAGGCGGTACATCAGTAGTACTCGATCACGGCCCAGCGGCCCCGGATGGAATTCACTGGGGAGGCGGCGCCCAGACGAAGATTTGTTGTTGATGTAACGCGACCCGAACGGATTTCAGGGTAAACCTCCATGTTCCCGTCAACCCCGTTTGCCACGAATCGGTTGTAAAACCCTGGCGACACCTGCACGACACATTTCGCGACCACCACAGCGGCTATCGTGACATCCAAATATTTTTCATCTTCCGCCCCCGCGGCTCCTACTGTTCCCGCTGCGTTGACATACCCGCTCTGAATCGACTTGACCGTACCCGGAATGCCGCCCAGATTGATTTTGTCGGCTGTCGCGTTGCTCCACACCGCTGTTGACAGCGCCGTCGATGAAGGCGCACGGCTGATGATGTTCACGTCGAGGTTGTCGATCTTGGCGCAGCGGGTGGCGCTTAGGTAGCTGGTCAGGTAGGTGTAGATGGTTGCGAGTTTGCCCGGCACGCCCAGCAGAAAATCGATCATGTTTCAGTCCTCAGTTAATTTCGATCACGCCCACGAGGTCGCGGTGACATTGCCGGATGCGTCGTAGGTGATTGCTTTGGTTCCGATGGCGTCGTAATCGGTGCCGCTGTTGCTGCTGTAGGCATAGGCCGCTACGGTCACGCTCCCCGCGCTGCCGCCCGTAGTGCCCCAGGTCAGGGTCGCGCGCACGCGCTCGGTGCCGCTGCTGTAGGTGAGCGTTGCGGGCTGCTGCGCCGTACCGCCGCTGGCCGCCATGTTCCAGCCGTAGAATCCGCCGCCCATGATCGCGGCATCGCGGATCGCCAGCAGGTTGTTTCGCACCTCCTGAAGGGTGAGCGTGCCGTTGCTGCTGCCGGCTGGCTTGGTTTTGTCGTAAAGAACGTAGGGCATTTAGACTCCTTGAAATTCCAGTTTGCCGGGGCTGCTGATCTGCACACCGTCGGCCGCGTTGAATGCGCGAACCCATAGCGAGTTGGCGGGCCCGCATTGCGACTGCGTAATGCCGCTTGAATAGTCCAACGTGTTGAGCGATGGTTCTCCGCTGCTCCACAATTGCAGCCGCGTAACCCCGGCTCCGTCCGTGATGCGGATATTGCGAATCGCGGCTTTGTATGTGCCTGTCGCACTCGGACGCAGCACAGTCATGGCCCGAAGGACGGTTTTACCCGCCGCTCCGGACATGGGGTGCTTGCGCGAGAACCACTGCCCGACCGGCAGTAGCGTGTTAGGTTGGTCGGTTCGACCCGTGCCGTTAACGTCGTCGGCCCATGCCATGCCTCGCATCCAAGTGCCGTCCGTGAAATCTATCTCGACCCCACCCCGTCCGGCGACGCTTTGCGCGCCAATGAAACTGAAAACGTCGTACTCCAGATAGTCGTCCGCCAGCACTACCCGTGAGCCTGCGTTGCTGATCTTGTAGAACGCATATCCGCTGGCGGTAATGGTGCCCTCGATCTGCAACCCATGCACCGGGGCTAGTAACACGCGGTCATAGGACGCGGTTCTCGCGGTTGCACCTTCCAGCGTCGGGATGATTTTTTTCGCAGCGACGTAAACACCATCAAGCTGGATCAGTGTTGGCGTTGATGCGCTGGTAACAAAGTCAACGACCTCGCTGCGCGGCACGGCGTCAAGCCGGATCGTCTGCGTCGGAGCGGTGACGCGCATGGTCGAAGTCGTCAGCGCCTCGTGCTTCAACCGGGCAAATCTGGCGTTGGCTTTCTGGCTCAATCCTGCCGCGTAGCTGTAGCTCGATCCGTCGGACGAAAGCCCGAGATAGCTCACGAGCGATCCGTTAATCGCCTCGACGGTGGCCTCGCCCATCCAGTTGCCGCCCAGCAGCAGGCCGAAATCCTCGCCCTCGCCCAGCCACGACGAGGTGATGCTGCCGTGATAGGTGAAAAGCGCGTTGGTGTAGGTGTCCATCGCGTTCGGAAACTTGTCATTCCACGCCACGCCATCGTCGGTGACGTAATACGTGTGCGGATCGTCGCGTCCTAGCGTGTAGGCGACCATATTCGTCAGCGTGGGTGCGTTGGAGTCGTAGCTGGCGATGAAAAACGAGTTGGCATCGCTGGTGACGACGACGGGGGCGGTTTTGGCGTTGGCGCTGTATTGCAGGATGGAGTCAATCGCTTTGACGCCGAGCACCCACGTTCCCACAGGCATGGTGTCGGTCTGCATCCGCAGGGCGTCGGCACGGTCAATGACTGTCCCGGTTGCCCACGCCCCGCCGACCGGCCAGTAACGCCATTCATAGCGCAGGATGTCGATGTCCACCGCCGCGCCTGCCGTGGCGTAGACCCGGCCACCCGCCTCGAACGCGGTCAGACTCGGCACGTCGCCGGGGATGAGGCTTTTACCCAGTGGGATGATGTTGTACTGCGCCCATGTTCCGGTCGCGCCGATGGTCGTCACAGCGGCGACCTTGACCTGGTACTCGACGCCTTCCTTGATCGGCGGGGTCGGCCAGTCAGCCACGCCGGGAGAACCCGATTGGATCAGCACGCCGGCAGCAATGATCTCGATGCGGTAGTGCGCCAGGTATGGATAGTCGGCATCGTCCCACGTCGCGCGCAGGCGGCTGGCGTAGTTGCCGTTTTCGAGTTGATAGACCTCCTCGACTGCCAGCAGCCCGGTGATTTCCGGGGGATCTGCGGGGCTGGGGAGGTTGGTGTCGGCGTAGGTCGGCTCCGCCTGCACCACGTCCGAATACATCGCCGGGTCGTATTCAAACGCGCCGAACACGGGGCTGCCGGGGCCGCGGGACGATACGGCGTTGATGCGCACCAGCTTGGCGGCGAGGCCGATCGGGTGCGTCATGTCGGTGATGTCGCCGACCTCGATCACCCCGGCCTCGTCGAAGCTGCCGAACTCCATCGACAGGTCGCCCAGCGTCAGCTTGTTCATGCGCTCGACGCCTTCGCGCCATGCCTGGCTGTAGCGGTGCAGGCCGGGCAGGCTCACGGTGCTGGGGCGGCGCGGGGTGGTACCTTCGGCGACGCCGGCGGCGAGCACTTCGGCGGTGCCGGTGCGCCAGGGCGTCACGGTGGTGTCGGTGTATTCGATCCGCATCACCGTGGGCACCTGCTGGATGCCGGCCTTTTTGATCTTGAGGTTCTTGGCGTTGCTGGCGGTGAACGACATCACGCTGGTGCCGGGGCGGTCTGAAATCAGTTTCAGACCGGCGTCGCCCATCACCACGAAGCAGCTGGCATAGGTGCGCAGGGTGTCGATCCAGACGCCGGCGTTGCCGGGGGCGTCGCACACCAGGCCGATGATGCGGCGCTTTTCTCCGCCTACGAGCGCGTCGTCGTCGTTTGCAACAGCCGAGACGCTGTCCCAGTCCACGGTTTTGCCGAATCCGTACACCGTGCTCGAGGTCGCGTCGGCCAGCGCCAGCGCCGGGTTGTCCGAATACACCGTGAGGGTGGTGCGCGGGTCGTAGAGCTTGCGGCCCCGGATGTCGGCGGTGAAAGTGGGGAAACCCTCGCTGGCGCCGGGCGATACGGTGATGCGCGAATAGGCGATGCCGGGCAGCGCGTCGGCGTAGGTCACGCCGTGGCTGGCGTAGGCCGCCACCAGGATCGGGTCGGCGACCTGGCCGGCGGTGCCGGTGTAGTGGGTGGCGGTGACGCCGGCCGGCAGCGGCTTGCCACCCATGTAGAGCGTGTCGACGGCCTCGATCTCGCCTTCGCACCAGGCGATCAGAAACACCATATTGCCCTGGTAGGTCAGCGCGTCGCACAGCAGCGCTTTCGGCCTGCCGGGGCCGTAGATCACGGGGATCGGCGCGCCGTCGCCGGCGATCTGGATCTGCTGGTCCTCGGGGCGGGTGGCGGTGGCCGCCAGGCTGTCGCGACCGGCGACCGGCTTGGTCCACGAAGCATTGGTCCACGTCGCGTTTGGCAGATAGGGCTGCGGCGCGGCGGGCGGCTTGTAGGGAGCGGGCGCGGTGGAGGCGCTGCCGCCGCTGGTGTAGCTGGGCAGGCTCATACCTGCTCGATCTCCACGCTGGCGTCGTAGCGGGCGCCCGGGCGCACGGTATAGGCCGGCGCGCCCTTGAACACGCAAGAGCGCGACACGCCATCGGCCGGGCTGACGTAATCGAATTCCAGCAGGCGGTTGGTGGCATAAAAGGCGTCGAGCGTGGCCTTGTCGGCGGCCGTCAGCCTCGGGTGCTTGACCGAGGCGCTGCCACGGCTCGCGCTGAAAAAGCTGCGCACGTAGGCGGTGCCATCCGCCGCGCGGTCGATCTCGATGTCATTGATCGGCTTGAAATCCGAGCCGTAGGCGGTGGGCAGGGTCGGGTACGTGGCCATCAATATTTACCCGGTTCGAGAATATAGGTCTGGCCGCCCCAGGTGAGCTTGCTGCCGGCGGGCTTCAGGTGGTTGAACCCGGTGGCGCGGCCGATGACGCGGCCGGGAAATTGCGCCGTGCGCAGGCTTTCGCCCACCACGGACAGGGACACCCGGCCGCTGTCGGGGTTGATCTCGGCAACGTCGCCGACGCCATCCAGCACCAGGCGCGCGTCGGCGGGGTTATTGCCGTAAAACTCCCACACCCGGCAGCCGCGGTCGGCCCAGCCCTCGTTCAGCACCAGCGCGCCGTAGGCCAGGTCGGAATTGATCAGCTCGATGCGGCCTTTCTGCTCGCCGCGCCCGTCCGACGCCAGCCCGCTGATCTTGCCGATGCGGCCGCCGGTCCAGGTGTAGCCGTTCCAGCTCTGGTCGCCGCGCGTGGACAGCCGCAGCGGCACGGAAAACAGCAGCTCGACCAGGTAGCCCGGCGTGCGAACCGGCGCGGTGGTGTCGGCGATCTGCGCGGGGGTCGAGGATTTCATCCGCCCACCTCATACATCGGGTTGTCGAGCGAGGTGCTGTCCAGGGTGACGGGGGTTTGTGCGGCGGCCAGGCTGGTCTGCGCGGCGGCGAAGTTGAGTTCAGCCGCCTCCATCATTTTGTCGGCCACGGCGGTCATCACGTTTTCAATCGCGGTCGTCAGGTCGGCGTGGGTGGCCACGATGGCGTCCTGCGATGCGTTCAGGCGTTCGGTGGTGAGGGCATCTGCGCCCTCGAGGTAGGCGATGAACTCGGGCGCCAGCGCGGCTTGCTGGTCTTCGTCCAGCAGCCCGTAGGAGTTGTTGACGCCCTGATTGATTTCCCCGGACAGGCGGGCGATCTCAGCCGGGTCGGTGGCGGCCAGCAGGGCCGCGTAATCCCTGTCCACCTCGGCGCGCCAGTAGTCGTACTGCTGCGCCGCGTCCATGTTCGACAGCATGATCTGCTCGATGCTGTTGCCGAACATCGCGTTGGTCGAAACCAGCAGGCCCTGGATCTGGCCGATCAGGTTCAGTTCCAGCGCGTACATGTTGGCCGAGGCGTTGGCCAGGTCGGTCGCGCTCGCCAGCGAGCCGTCGAAATTGTCCGCCAGTTCGCGCAGCTCGGTATTGCCCGCCTGCCACGTCTGCCACGTCGAGCGCCCGGCCTGCTCGATCTGGTCCAGCGCGTCCGTCATCAGGTCGGCCGAGGTGTACTCCCGGATCGCCACCAGCGCACCGGCGAATTCGAGCATTTCCTCGGTGGTACCGTCGAACGAGACCAGCATGTCCTTCAGGGCCGCATCCAGCCCGACCGAACTCTCGGTCAAGGCGTCGAACAGCCGGTCGAAAAATACCGCCTGGTCCTTCTCGACAATGTCCCATGCCCCGTCGTTGTCGAGGTCGGCCTTCATCCCGTCGCGGTCGCCGATCTCGATTTTCAACGCCCCGCCGATGGTCGCGCCAAGATCCGTCAGCATCTGCGCATAGGCCGCGCCGACATCCGTGGCGGCCTTCGCCGCGTCGCGGTTTTCCTGCGAGAATTTTTTCCCTTCCAGGCCGCCCGTGCCCAGCGATTCGCCGCTGCCCAAATCGACCTCCGACCAGCCGGACTTGTCGCTCGGCTTCGACCCGGAGAGCCCGAAAATCGCCAGCGCCGCCAGTGCAACCCAGCCCCACACCGGCACCGCAGCCAGCGCCGCGCTGGCCCCGCCCAGGGCGGAAGCGGTCGAGGATGCGCCGAACGCGCCAAATGATGCGGTCTGCGCCGCCAGCATGCCGCCCTGCGTCGCCCCGGCAATCGCCCCGCCCGACAAGGCCGCGCCGGTATAGCTCGCCATCGTTCCCAGGCTGCCCATGTACCCCGCCGCCGCGCCGCCCGTGCTCAGCAGGCTGCTGCCCGAGCTGACCAGCCCGCCGGCGGAAGCGCCGCTCGACCCCATCCCCAGCGCGCCCATCGTCATGCTGGCGCCGCCCTGCGCGATCGGCTCGATCAGCGGGCGCAGCACCAGGGTCGAGAACATGTTTTTCAGGGTGTCGACGAAGTTGCTGGCCCAATCCTTGCCGCCTTCGAAACCGCGCATGAGGGCATCGGTGAGGCTGCGCTCGATGTCGTCGCTGGCGGTTTGCCATTCGGAGGCGGCGCGCTGGGCTTCGTCGGCCGGCAGGAAGCGGCCCTTGCTGTCGCGGAACGGTTTTTGCAGCGCGTCCATCGCGGCGGTGCCGATGTCGCCGGCAGTCCGGACCAGCGCGTCCTCCTCGTTTTCCATCCCGATGAGCATGCCCAGGACGGTGTATTCGCCGATCAGCTCCATCTCCACGGACGGTGAGCGGATGCCGAGCACGCCCTTGATCGCCGCCAGCATGCTGCCGCCCAGCCCCTTGATTTTGTCGACGACGTAATCGTATTTGGCGGTGATGCCGTCGATCAGGCCCTGCATGATGTTGGCGCCGACCTGCGCCCAGCCCTTGACCGTCGCCTTGAGCGCATCGAGCCCCTTTTTGGCGGCGCCCACGATGGCGTCGAAGTTCTTGATCACCAGCCCCAGCGGGGTCCAGTTGAGGAACACTTCCTTGATGTATTCGACGCCCTGGGTGAACAGGCTTTTCACCGTTTCCCAGAACGATTCGAGGGCGGCGACGATCTCATCCCAGTAGGTGTAGACGGCCACCCCGACTGCGGCGGCGCCGACCAGCGCGGCCACGACGGGGTTGGCCAGCAGAAACACGGAGAGCCCGGACAGCGCCGTCGCGATGCCGCCGATGGCGGTGATGGTGGCGCCGATTCCCACCACGGCCGCGCCGCCCACGGCCAGCCCGGCGGTACCGAAGATCAGCCACTTGGTGATCTCGGGGTGTTCGTTTGCCCAGGTCGCCACACTGGTCAGGGTCACCAGCAGGGACTTCAAGGCTTCGCTGTTGCTGACCGCGGCGGTCGCGCCGATCTTGAAGGCCGCGATCTTCGCCTCGGCCGACATCATGGCGGTGGCAAAATCCTGCGCGGCGACGCCGCTGGCGGCCAGCGCGTCGTCGCGGATCTGCTTGTAGTCTTCCAGGTCGCGCAGCAGGCCCTGGACGAACGCGCCGGCCTGGATGTCGTTGAACAGCGAGGCGACCTTGGCGGTGTCGCCGCCGGTGAGCTTCTGGATCGCATCGCCCATGAAGCCGATGTAGTCGCCGCTGGCCTTGGCCTCCTCCTTCAACTTGCCGAGGTCGACGCCCATTTCGGCGAACGCCTTGTAGGTGACACCGGCGTTGAGCTTGCTGAGGAAGTTGTCCAGGTTGGTGGCGGCGCTGGCGGCGTCTCCGGTGCCGCGCCGGGCGATCTGCGCGGCGGCGGAAATTCCGGCCAGCCCTTCCTGGCCGCTGATGCCGAGGTTGGCGGCGCTGGCGGTCAGCTTGTCGAAAAACCCCGCCATGTCGCGCAGCTCGAATGCGCCGGCCTTGCCGGCTGCGGCCATGATATCGAGCGATTTGGCGACATCCTCGACCGGGATCTTGAGCTTGCTGAAGCTGGCCTGCGCGGCGCTGGCCATGTCCTGGATGTCGGCGCCGGCCGCCGTGGCCGCCTGGCCGATGGGCTTGAGCATGGCGGTCGCCTGCTCGGGGGACAGGCCCTTGGCGATCATGTCCTGGAACGCGGCCGTCACAAGCTCCTGCGACTGGTTGGTGGCGACGGCGATCTGGTTGACCGCGATGGCCCACTGGCCGACCATCGCCTGCGCCTCCCTGCCCGAAAGGCCGGCGGTGGCGGCAATGCCGAACAGGGCTTTCTCGGCCTCGAACGCCTTGCCGACGAGGCTGCTGAGGTCGAGCCCGAGCCGGCTCAGCCCGGCCTGACCGGCGACGCCGATGCCGCCGATGCGCGCGCCGATCGACTCCATTTTCTTGCCGGCAGATTCCGCTTTCTTGCCCATCGAATCCAGCTTTTTTTCGCTGCCAGACAGCGCGACCTTGAGCGGGTCGCTCATCTTGTCGATCAGCTTCAGCAGGACGGATACGGTCAGGGGTTGGCTCATTTTGTGGTCGCGGTTTCCGGGTTAAACACCGCCAGCGCGGCCCGTTCCATCGTTCTGATGCCTTCGAACACGTCGCGGCGGTTGGGCACTTCCAGCAGGTCCAGCGTGGCCGCCACGTCGGCGTAGCGCAGGCCGCGCACCTTGCTGCTGGTGCCGGCCAGGCTGCTCGTCACGTCGATGTGCCACTGGGTCTGGCACACCAGAAACGCCTCGACGGTTGCCACGTTTTCCGGCCATATCTCGATGCCATCGTCTGCCGCAGCGTCCGCAGTCTCCGCCGCCAGGCCGAACGCCGCGAGGTTGTCGGCGACGGCCGGGTCGGCGTGGGCGGGGCGCTGGTCGCCGCCCGCCCAGGCGCGGGCTACGGCCTGGAGTTTTTTGAGCGGCCTTTCGGCGTGTTGGCTTCCAGGAACGCGGTCACGATCGAGGGCGTCACCGGCCAGATGTTCAGCACCAGGTCGCGGTTGGCCTCGGTGAACGGCATGTCGTTGCCGTCCTCGTCCTGGATGCCTTTCCAGCCCAGCAGCACGTCGCGCACCAGGTCGATGTCGGGCAGGTCGCCGGCCTTGGCGGCGCGGGAGAGCTCGACGAACTCGTCGTTGGACAGCCGCTTGAACACGGCATCGAAGCTGTAGTTGCTGGGCTTGCCGTTATCGCCGGGGATCTGGACGGTGACGGGGTAGCTGAAACGGTCGGATTGGCCGATTTTGAACATGGGTTTTCCTTTGGTTTACAGGGCGACGATCTTCAGTTCGTCGTTGCCGGTGTCGGGGGTGAACATGCAATCGAACTTGACCAGGGCGCGGCCGTCCTTGTCTTCGTAGCTGGGGTTGGTGAGCTGCGTCGCGGGGGCAAACACCAGCACCTTGTAGCCCGCCGTGGTGCCGTGGACGATGCCCAGGCCGGTGAGCGTGTTGGCCTTGACCTCGGCCATCTTCGCCACGTGCTGCGCGGCGGTGAGGTCGAGGGTGACGCTGCCCTTGGCCTCGCGCTGGGTGATGTCGACCGACTCTCCGCCGAGCAGCGGAATGTGCGACACCGTATTGCCCAGATCCCACTCCAGCCCCAGCGACGGGAACGCGGTGCCATCCACCAGCGCGCCGGCGGCGTAGGTGCAGCCCAGGGTGAGGTCGCCGGTGTTGGGGTCGGTGATCACCAGCGGGGTTTTCCAGGATGTGAGCGTGGCGGCGGGGTTGGCCACGGCGGTGATGCCGCCATCGATGCCGGTGAACTTGAAGCTCATCACCGGGCGCTCGCCCACGCCCATCTTGCCGG